GATCAATCCTCCCTTGTTGTAGAAGGAAACAGTTGCCTTTTTCGCTCCGTATCGCTGCGATTTGGTTGTCCAAGTTCCGCCACCGCTGGATTCCTTGGAAGTAGGAATTACACGCGACACTCCCATTGTGGCCTTTCCTTCAGCCCAACGTGCAAACAGGTTGACGGTGTGTTCCTTGCCAACCTTGGTTGCAAGTTCCATCAGCCGCTCGTCGTTCTGCGGGTTGCTCTCACGGGAATCTGCGCCGATTGCGAACGCTTCCGCTTCGCCAGCGCGGGAAAAAGCCTTGGGGTTGTGCTTGTCCAACACATTGAAATCAATCGTGACGATGCTCAAATCCATTGGTTGATCGTCGCCCAAATCGGCATCGGCAGGATAATGCACCTCTCGCGCCTTGATTGCAGATGCGGGAATTCCCATTTGCGCCATTGCGGGAGCAAGTTTGCTTACCAGCCTTGTGGCCTCTCCCTTTTGGTTGTTGAAGTAAATCGTTGCCACGCCGAAACGGGTATTGACTTCTACCTTGCTAGGCTTGAACCCGAAACGCCGCGTGAGCGACATCAAGTTTTGTTCAAAGTTCGCAGCGAACTTGGACTTGCCGCCAGCGCGAGACATCTTTACGGTTTCTGCGTATCGCTTCAGGCTGTCAACGGAGCCTTGTTTGACGATTCGCGGTGATCCATCGCGACCACGAAGCAACAAGTCCGATTGGTTTGGCTGTTGTGCATTGACAACGATTGACCAATGATTGTTGTTGATCGTTGCTTCCCAACCTTCGGAAAGATCACCCCACCCTTCAGAGTGTGTTTTCTTCCATGCAGCAAACTCTGACTTTGCGCCAGCGCGGGACATCTTCAAGGCTCGTTTCGCGGCAGGATTGAATTCAATGTTTTGCTCATCTCCTCCAAGGCTAGCGATTGCCAAACGCACAAGACGGTGTTCATCACCATTGTCGCCTTCAAAAAATTTGACAGTGCGGCCATCAATGCGGCTCGTTACACGAATCTTTCCTTCGTCGGTAGGCCAATTTAGACTTTCAAGCGAAACGCTCATTCCAAACTTTGCCTTTCCTCCAGCGCGGGAGTAATTGGCAAGTCGCTCAAGATTCGCCATGCCCTTTGCATCGCTGCGGGAACTACTTTCTGCAAGGTTTCGCAACTGTTGCAGGTTGCCCGACTTGATGTAGCGCATTCCACGCAGGTCATCCCACAGATAGAGTTTTGCGTTCACTCCGCTGTCGTATTCGGCAACTTCAATCATCCATTGATTGCTCCCGATCTTTGCGGTGTGTTCCTCAATGGATTGACCGTTTTTCTTGGTGAGGTTTGTTTCCCACTTTGCCATGTTTGCCTTCTTTGCAGCGCGAGAGTAGTGCATCGGGTCAGCCTTTCCTAGATCGTGTGAATCAGTCCAGTTGTCTACAAACTGATTGAATGACATAGGCTTTCCATAGTCATTCGCTTCGGGATCACGCGCAACCCAACGCAGGTATTCTTCGTACTTCTTCTTGATTTCACGCATCTTGGAAAGAGGAATGAGCGCGAAACGCCCCTTCGCGCCAGCGCGGGAGAAGTTCATATCTCCCAGCAGGGTTTGTGCGTAGCGTAGGGTTGATGACCCGCCGCCAATGACCTGACGAACAATCTTGCTCAAGTCTTGGAACGTCCACCCTCCCAAATCGTCTTCCAACTTTGGGTTGCTGATGAGTTCTTGGGTATCGCGTACAACCTGTTGCAATTCCGTCCGCAACCGATTGTGAAACTGTTCAAATCCTGCTTCGGGTTTCGTACGGCCAAGGATGTCAACCCATCGCTTCGCGGTTGCGTTGACGCTGCGCGTGTCTGTGCCAAACGCCGACTTTGCGCCAGCGCGGGAAGACAACATTTTTTGTGCTGCACTTCGCGCTCGCGATTCCGTTGCGAATGACTTCAATTCAATCAAATCCTCTTGTGGTTGCTCATTTGGAACACCTGTGTTGACAACTTGCACCAAGAAGACGTTGAACTTGCCGTTTCCATCAGGGCCACCAAGGTAGACGCGCTTGTTTCCTTTGGAACCAATCAATGCGTGTCCAAACGCCGACTTTGCGCCAGCGCGACGAAAGCCTTCATTGTTGATGCGTTCAACGAAATTGAAGATGCTGGTGCGGCGCGGCGCGATTTCAGGAATCGAAGGGATTGACCATCGGCCATCAACGCGCACGGCATTTACTCGCGTTCCGTCCTTCAGAATCAGAGGGACTGACGTGGTGTAAGGATCGTTCAACTTGATGGAACTAAAAGACCCGTCAATCTTTGCGAAAATGTCGCGGATCTTGCCGCTAGACCACGCTGCCTTGAGTTCGGATTCGCTCATGGTTTTGACCTTTGTTCCTGTGTCCAAGCGGTAGAGATCAAATCCGCTCGCACCTTGCATGACTTTGTATTGCTTGCCATTCAGTGTGATGCGCTTGCCGTCCCAGTTCGCTGGCAACGCAGGTGCATTGAATGGATCAAACGCGAAGTTGTGTTTGTTCATAGATGTCCCAACGCCCTGACGGGCAGATTCGGTTTTGTTGATTTGCTCGACCTTCCGCGCTGACCATGACTTGCCAGCGTCACCACCCCACAGAAGCCACGCGATATACCCAGCGTCTTCCTCACCACCCGCTTGGTTTCCTTCGTGACGCGAGAAGAACGAGTGCATTCGTTTCACCGTTTCAGGCGATAGGTTTGCGCGGTTCTTGATGTCGCGAGCGCGAGCCACGCCAACGGCAGTTCCGCCGCGCCCGTGTTCTTCGCGCAGTCGCAGACCGCGTTCAGCGTTTGCCGCCATCTCTGCGGTAGGTTGCAGGTCGATATCAGAAGAAGCAAACCGTGCGCGGCTGCTTTGCGCCTTGATTCTCCATGCGGCAGATTGCACCGCCTTTTGCATGGTTTTTTCCATCATTTGCGGCGGTGAAGGTTGTCCCTCAATGCTTGCGTACCAACCCCATCCACCAAGGTTTGACCAACCCTTTCGCAGTTTTCCTGAATACTCAATGCCGTTGTACCGCATCGTAAAATTGCGGCTGTCTTCGTCTTCTCCGCTCTTCACCTTCAAATTTTCCACGACAAATGAGTTTGCAAACCGTGCGCGGGACATAGCCGAACCTACGCCGTGAAATTTGCCTTCGCAAACGCAATCACAGTTTGGGCCACGCGCCCCGCGACACTTTGCGCCGCACATGGTTTGCTTTTCTTTTTGCTCCCACTTGATAACGCGGTCAATCGCTTGTGGTGGGTTTGCCGATGTCACCAACCATCTTGGTTGCCCCCGATCCAAATACGTTTTCCACTCTTCAAGTTGGAGTTTCACCCACGCATCTACACCACCTGCTGCTGCGATTGCCTCGCGTGGTTTTTTTGCCAACGACGATGGCGATTCTAAATAATCCTTCGCCTGTGCGGTGTAGATTGCTCGCAGTTCCGCGTCTGTTTGAAAAGCGCGGTCATCTAGTTTTTCCTTTTTCGCGCCCGACTGAAAGGTAAATCCTTCAGTCTTGTTTGGGAACAGACGTGCAAAAGCAACGCTATAGACTTCTCGCAGTTGATTCTGCGGAATCTCCGTTGCGCCCACGAAGTACTTGGTTTCGGTGCGCCCAAATCGCGTGTGGTTGCCGCTGCACATGAGTGCATCGTATCAAGAGAAGAACGGACGTTTCGCTTTTGTTGCACCAAACATCTTGGTGATAGCGTCAGGTTTGTCAATTCGATTGACTTTCAAATCTGCTGACGAGAGTGAACCCCGTACGGCCTCGCCGCACAAATCCACAATGCAATCAACGGTGTCATCGTGTGCGCCAGCAGGGAATGAGAGCAGTTCGTCAACGACAGGGGAGAACGCACCTGTAACGCGCCCTTCGTAATCACAGGGGAAATGCAGTTTCAGACCCTGCACGAACGGTTGCACACCCGCCGCTCTCATGTGCTTGTCGGTCGTGCGCTCGACAGCAACCATTGGTTGTTTTGTCAACTGCGCGAATTGATCAAAGATACCCCGCTGCGGCCCGTTGGCCTCTGCCAGCACCACGGACGCGCCACGCCTGTGCAGCAACGCCGCTGCCATGTTTGCGAACGTCGGGAACGATTCGCGTACCCGCAGGATGTCTGTGAGATACAACCGCCGCTGGCTGTCAATTTCTCCAACGATGCACACGCTGTAGTCAGGATCGTCGCGATCCTGTGCCTTCTTCCCGTATCCCCAATCCACCGCCGCAACCGTGCGCGTTGACACTGGAATGGTGTCGGGCTTGTAGTATTGGAACCATTCAGGACGGAACACCAGCAGGTCGCTGGAGAGCGGAACAAGTTCGTACGCACGGGCGTACGCCATTGCGCCCATTTCGTTGCGCCGTGCGGCAAGGATTTCAGGCGTAAACACGTCAGGCCACGGGCTATAGTCGCCTTGGCACGGTCGCCGCAGCAATGACCCGTTGCCACCGTGCAACCGCCGCCAATCGGCTGTGGCATCGTCTGTATGGAACGGGGTAGCCGTCTTCCAAACGCGGCTCGCGTGTTGCGCCGCTGGATCTAGCATCGGAAGCCAAATGTTGGCAATGGCTTCCTTGACCTGACCGCGTAGCGTGGGTTGCAGCACGGAGTTCCGTAGGTCGCATATGTCATCGAACCAAATCACATCGGCACGGCCACCCGTACGGCCAAACACGCCTGACCCCTGCACAGACGGATCCTTGCTACGGGGTAGCAATCCCTTGGCGTTGACGCTCCACGACGTGATCGTGTCTTCCCCTGCCTTGAGTTGAACGTGCGGAAACGTGGCCTTGAACGCTGCGCCGCGCACGATGTCGCGGATGAAACGCGTGGTCGCTCCAGCGGCCTCGTCATTCTGACTCACAATCTTGAATCGGGTGTCAGGGCGTACGCCTAGCCACCATGCAGTCAGGTAGCAGAGGGTTGACGTTTTCGCGTGACCACGGGGTAGTTCGGCGTACCACTCTTCGTGTTGCAAAGCGTGTAGAAGCAGTTCGCGTTGTAGATCGGAGGGAGCGAACCCCAGCGCGAGCGCGAGAAACGCAACAGGGTTTTGCTGCGCTTCGCGCACAGCGGCTTCCGCTGTCAACGCTTG